CGTGGGCATTGGGCGGCGACAAATACCGTCCGTCACAACCACAGCGTGACGGCTCAGTCATTCCACCTATTCTTCATATTGAATTGTCAAACGGTTTAATTGTGGAGCGCAAGGGCAAGAACAGTGCATTGAAAGTAATAGATCCGAACGGTAACAAAGGCGGTCAACAGCTTTTGAATGAGTTTATTGAACAATTTGCACTGGACTTGCCGAAATTTATGCAAGGCACATCAAAAGAAAAGGCTGAAATACTACTTCAAGTAATAGGTGTCGGAGAGCAGTTATACGAAATAGAAAACAGGGAACGACAACTTTATAACGAACGTACTGCGATAGGCAGAATAGCAGACCAAAAGAAGAAGTTTGCGGAAGAAATAGTTGACTATCCCGACGCACCGAAAGAATTAATTTCGATTTCGGAACTTATCATAAAGCAACAAGAGATACTTGCAAAGAATGGCGAAAATCAACGCAAGCGTGAAAAAGCACAATCACTTTTAAAACGTTACGAAGATTTAAAAGCACAGATTACAAATCTTCAATCACAACTTGATGTTGTACTTGCAGACCTTGACGTTGCACAAAAATCAGCGATTGATTTACAAGATGAATCGACAGAAGAACTTGAACAAAGCATAAAGAACATAGAGCAGATAAATATTAAAGTTCGTGCCAATATGGACAAGGACAAAGCCGAAGAAGAGGCAAAAGAATACAATGATAAGTATGACGAACTCACAACAGTAATTAATAACGTCCGTAAAGAAAAGACGGATTTATTAAAAAATGCAAATCTGCCACTTGATGGATTGTCGGTTGAGGACGGCGAGCTTACGTACAAAGGCTTTAAGTGGGATAACATGAGCGGTGCGGAGCAGATGAAAGTATCAACGGCTATTGTCAGAAAGCTCAATCCCGATTGTGGTTTTGTACTTCTTGATAAGTTGGAGCAAATGGATACCGACACATTAAAAGAGTTCGGTGAATGGCTTGAAAAAGAGGGATTGCAGGCAATAGCCACAAGAGTAAGTACAGGTGAAGAATGCAGTATCATCATTGAGGACGGATATTCAAGCGAATCAAGCACAGCAACACCTAATGCGACAAAAACTTGGAAAGAGGGAGAATTTTAATGGATATTACAAGCGGAAAAATCGAATCGGCACAAAAAGTAATCATATACGGCCCTGAGGGAATAGGCAAATCAACGTTTGCGTCGAAGTTCCCAAGTCCTCTGTTTTCGGATACAGAGGGCAGTACAAAACATATGGACGTAAGACGTTTGCCTAAGCCTACCTCTTGGACATTGCTAAAAGAGGAAGTAGCATATGTCAAAGCAAATCCGACTGTATGCAAAACATACATTATAGATACTTTTGACTGGGCGGAAAGACTTTGTATTGCAAAGATATGCGCAGATAATAACAAAAAAAGTATTGAGGATTTCGGATACGGTTCGGGATATGTGTACGAATTAGAGGAAATAGGCAGATTTTTAAATTCACTTGATGAATTGATTGAATTGGGTATCAATGTAGTTTTGACGGCTCATGCACAGTTGCGCAAATTTGAACAGCCGGACGAAATGGGAGCATATGACCGTTGGGAGTTGAAACTCGGCAAAAAAATAAGTTCGCAGATTTCACCTATTTTGAAAGAGTGGGCGGATATGATTTTATTTGTCAATTATAAAACATTTTCGGTTGCGACAGATGACAAAGGAACAAAACATAAGGCACAGGGCGGTACAAGAACAATGTACACCACACATCACCCTTGTTGGGATGCGAAAAATCGTCATAATCTTCCGGACGAAATGCCGTTTGAATATGAACGAATTGCACATTGTTTTAAAGATAATGCACCGACAGTCGCACCACATATAGAGCCGACTGTTTCACAGGTAGTCACACCACCACAAAAAATGACAGTTGCACCGCCTGCACCGCCGATTGACAACAACGTATCAGACGAAAGAAAAGAATTTGATACACCGGCACAATCGTTTGATATGCCGAACGGAAATATACCGAAAGCATTGTCGGATTTAATGCAGATTAATAAGGTAACAGACGCAGAAATCAGACAGGCAGTTGCGTATAAAGGATATTATCCCGAAGATACACCGATAGAAAATTACGACGCTGATTTTATCAACGGTGTATTGGTAGGAGCATGGAATCAAGTATTTGAGATTATAAAGAAAATGAGAAATGAGAATGTATTTCAAGGAGGTAACGAATAATGGCAGAAGAAAGAGAATTTGGTTGGGATGATGAAATAGAAAACGACAATGAGTTTCAAATATTGCCCGACGGTGATTATAATTTTACGGTAACAGGCTTTGAGCGTGGCAGACATCAAGGAAGTGCTAAACTTCCGCCGTGCAATAAAGCGATTATAACATTAAACGTTGCGGACGGCAAAGGTAATCAAGGTACGATTAAACACAACCTGTTTTTACATACCAAAACAGAGGGAATGCTTTGTGCATTTTTTACCGCAATAGGACAGAGAAAGCACGGCGAAAAGTGCCGTATGAATTGGAGTGCGGTTGTCGGAGCAACAGGAAGATGTAAAATCGGTATACATGAATATACAAGCACCAAGACAGGTGAAGTCTTAAAATCAAATGAAATCAAAAAATTCTATGAGCCGACAGGAACACAAGCCGAACCAACGCAATCACCTGCGTCGTCATTTACTCCGGGAAGTTTTTAAGGCGGTGTAATAAATGGAATTAAGACCATATCAAAATGAAGCTAAATCAGCCGTTTTCCGCGAGTGGGAGAACGGCTGTAATAAAACATTGCTCGTTCTTCCGACAGGGTGCGGTAAAACAATAGTTTTTGCAAAAATAACGGAAGAATGTGTGCGAAAAGGTCAGCGTGTTTTAATACTTGCACATCGTGGGGAACTGTTGGAACAAGCGTCTGACAAGATTATGAAAACAACCGGCTTAGGTTGTGCAACGGAAAAGGCAGAGGAAAGCTGTATCGGCAGTTGGTACAGAGTTGTTGTAGGTTCGGTACAAACACTTATGCGTGAAAAACGTTTAAATCAGTTCCAAAGCGATTATTTCGATACAATCATCATAGACGAGGCACATCACTGCATATCAGACAGTTACAGACGTGTATTAGACCACTTTTCAGAGGCAAAGGTGCTTGGAGTCACTGCAACACCGGACAGAGGCGATATGAAAAATCTCGGACAAGTCTTTGAAAGTCTTGCATATGAATATACACTCCCAAAGGCTATTAAAGAGGGATATTTAAGCCCTATCAAGGCTTTGACAATTCCGTTAAAACTTGACCTAACAGGAGTTGGAACACAGGCAGGCGACTTTAAATCAAGCGATTTAAGTACGGCACTTGATCCGTATTTGTATCAGATAGCAGATGAAATGGCAAAGCATTGCGTTGACAGAAAAACAGTGGTGTTTCTGCCACTTGTCAAGACAAGTCAAAAGTTTCGGGATATTCTGAACGAAAAAGGTTTTAAAGCGGCGGAAGTAAACGGCGAAAGCAAAGAAAGAGCAGAAATACTAAATGATTTTGAAAATAATAAGTATAACGTATTGTGCAATTCAATGCTTTTGACAGAGGGGTGGGATTGCCCCGATGTGGATTGCGTTGTCATATTAAGACCTACAAAAGTACGCAGTTTGTACAGTCAAATGGTAGGACGCGGAACAAGACTTGCACCGAATAAGGACCACTTACTTTTACTCGATTTTTTATGGCATACGGAACGACACGAACTGTGTCACCCCGCACATTTGATTTGCGAAAATGAAGAAGTTGCCGTAAAAATGACGGAGAATATCGAAAATGCGGGTTATCCTGTTGACATAGAAGAGGCAGAGGAAAAGGCAAGCGAAGATGTAGTTGCACAAAGAGAAGAGGCACTTGCAAATCTTCTTGCGGAAATGAAGAAACGTAAGCGTAAATTGGTTGATCCTCTGCAATTTGAAATGAGCATACAAGCCGAAGATTTATCGGGATATGTACCGACATTCGGTTGGGAAATGTCACCTCCGTCAGACAAACAAATAAAGGTACTTGAAAAATACGGAATATTCCCTGATGAAATAGATAACGCAGGTAAGGCAACCAAACTGCTTGAACGATTGGAGAAAAGACGTGTGGCCGGACTTACAACTCCAAAGCAAATACGCTTTCTTGAAAGTCGAGGTTTTCAGCACGTCGGTGTTTGGGAGTTTGAAAAAGCAAAAAATCTTATTGACAGAATTGCCGCAAACGGTTGGCGAATACCGTCGGGGATAAATCCGAGTGAATATTAAAGGAATTAAGATATGAACGATTATAATTTGACAGAAATTCTTGAATATATTGATCCGTCAACTTGCAGTTATCAAGAGTGGATAAACGTAGGTATGGCACTAAAACACGAGGGATATACGGTATCTGATTGGGATATGTGGAGTATGAAAGACGTAAACCGTTACCATAGCGGTGAATGTGCAAAGAAGTGGGCGACATTTCAAGGCTCATCTGCTCCCGTTACTGCCGGAACTATCATTCAAATGGCTAAAGAAAACGGATACCATTATGAAAATGTATCAGCCGAGCTTGATTGGGACAGTGAAATAGGTTCTAAAGACGAACTTGTTGTAGTAGACAGGAACTGGCTTGAGCGCAGTGAGATACATATTCCCGAGCAATGGAATCCGACAGAGCAGATTATCACATACCTCGAAACACTTTTTGAGCCGGATGAAAATGTAGGCTATGTTACGGAAAGTTGGGAACATGACGGAAAATTCTTGCCGTCAAAAGGCTGTTACGACAGAACGGCAGGTCAGCTTATAAAGGAACTGTACCAATGCAAAGGCGATATAGGCAGTGTACTCGGCGATTATAACAGCGAAGTCGGGGCGTGGATAAGGTTTAACCCTCTTGACGGTAAGGGCGTAAAAAATGAAAACGTAACGGAGTTCAGATATGCACTTGTCGAATCCGATACAATGGACATTTCGGCACAAAAAGCCATTATAACAGAGTTGGAATTGCCTGTTGCGGCACTTGTATACAGTGGTAAGAAAAGCCTTCACGCAATAGTGAAAATTGACGCATCAACGTATGAAGAATATAAAAAGCGTGTCGATTATCTGTATAACGTGTGTAATAAAAACGGCTTGAAACTTGATATTCAGAATAGAAATCCGTCAAGATTATCCCGTATGCCGGGCATAATGCGTAACGGTAAAAAACAATATCTTCTTGATACCAATATAGGTAAAGAAAATTGGAATGAGTGGCGTGAATGGATTGAAAGCGTGAATGATGATTTGCCCGATCCCGAAAGTATGGCTGATGTGTGGGACAACTTGCCCTCTCTTGCACCACCGCTTATTGACGGTGTATTAAGACAGGGACATAAAATGCTTATAGCAGGACCGTCAAAGGCTGGTAAATCATATGCACTTATAGAATTGTGTTGTGCCATTGCAGAGGGCAAGAAATGGCTTGAATGGCAGTGTACACAAGGTAGAGTGATGTATGTTAATCTTGAACTTGACAGAGCAAGTTGTCTGCACCGTTTTAAAGACGTTTATACCGCGCTCGGCATAACACCAAACAACTTATCCAACATAGATATATGGAACTTAAGAGGACGCAGTGTGCCGATGGACAAGCTTGCTCCAAAGCTTATACGCAGAGCAAGTAAAAAGAATTATATAGCGATTATAATTGACCCTATATATAAGGTTATAACAGGCGACGAAAACAGTGCTGACCAAATGGCACACTTTTGCAATCAGTTCGACAAGGTGTGTACGGAGCTTGGCTGTGCGGTGATATATTGTCATCATCACAGTAAGGGTGCTCAAGGCGGTAAAAGGAGTATGGACAGAGCGTCCGGCTCGGGTGTGTTCGCCCGTGACCCTGATGCACTTATCGACCTTGTAGAACTTGAATTGAACGACGATATATTAAAACAGGAAAAGAATAAGGCAGTATGTAAAGTATGTGAGGGTTGGTTATATAAATACGATAAACTGTATCATGCGTCACAAGACGATTTGTGCAGTGAAACTCAAATGCTTGCATTGTGCCGAGAATACCTTGAAAACGACGCTTACGAGTGCGTTATAGAAGATGTCGGTAAGGTAAGAAAAGAGGTAGAAAGCCGTAGTGCGTGGCGTATAGAGGGTACGCTTAGAGAGTTCCCAAAGCTTGCGCCTGTAAACCTGTGGTTTAAATATCCTGTTCATAATATTGATAATATCGGTGTGCTGAAAGATATTGCGGTTGATGACGGAATGCCGACGTGGAAGAAGAATTTTGCTAAAAAGAAAACAGACGCAGAACGTAAAAACGAACGTAAAAATTCCCTTGAAACAGCATTTGAAGCGTGCGGAATTGATGATAAAGTGACAGTAAAATCTATGGCGGAATATATGGGTGTTACGGAAAAAACAGTAAGAAACAGATTGAAAGAACACGGTGGATTTTGGATTGATGAGGGTCAAGTAGGTAAGAAATAAGAGGGAAAATGTCGGAGGGAAAATTACTCTTAAAAATTTCACTGATAAGGAAAAAGTCGAAAAAATTTCTTTCCTTTCCTTAAGGAAAAAGTCGAGAAAAATTAAATTTTCCTTAGGGAAGAAAAACTCGGGAAAATATCGACTTTTTCTCGAGGGAAGGAAAATGTATATATACTACGTATATATAAAGGTTTCCCTTTCCCTAAGGTCAGGGGGAAGTAGTTGTGCGACAGCTTACGCACAACAACTCCTTCCCCTTACTGACTGACAAAGCAAAATTTCAAAATAAGTCGAAGTAAATAAATGGAAGTGAGAAAATGAAAGTACAATTTTTTATGGTAATGATACCGCCGACAAAAACGTATCAAGAAAAAAAGATTGCGGTCGTAAAAGGTAAGCCGGTATTTTATGAGCCGCCGGAAGTTAAAGCGGTAAGAGAAAAACTTACGGCACATCTTTCGCATTACGCACCGGAAAAAATGTTTGAAAAGCCTGTGCGTATGGTAACAAAGTGGTGTTTCCCTAAAGGCAAGCATTCGGACGGTGAGTATAAGGCAACAAAACCCGATACGGATAACTTACAGAAAATGCTTAAAGACGTTATGACGGAAGTGGGATTTTGGAAAGATGATGCACTTGTGGCAAGCGAGATAACAGAAAAGTTTTGGGCGGAGCAGACGGGCATATTTATAAGCATTGAGGAATTGTGATATGGATATTCTTGAAGTAAAACAAAATCTGAATAAAACGGTTTATTACTCTGATTTTTATAATATCCCCGAACCGACACCGTTTATCCTTAATGCGTGTATCGCAAGAAAAGACCCGAGAGGATTTTTGAAATATTCACTTGAACTGTTGGACAAAACCAAACATGCGGTTATTATTGTGCCGATTGAAAAAGTAAAATTGAAAATTGAATGAAGTGGAGGAAAACGATTTGACGATTAAAGAATGTAAAGAATGGCTTTTGAGAGCGAGAAAAACGGACGAGGAGATTAACGCACTGATTTTGGAGCAAGAGCGGGCATTGACAAAGGCAACAAGCACTGTGGCTCGGTCGGACAGTGAAAAGGTGCAGACATCAAACGTGAATACTTCGGAGAATAAGTTCGTGAGTTATGCGGCATATTCCGAATTGATAGATAAACGCATTGACAGATTGTACGATATTAAAAAAGAGATTTTGGAAACCGTGAATAAACTCGATGACGCAACTCTTAGGACTATCCTTATATTGCGTTATCTCAATTTTCAAACGTGGGAAATGATTGCTTGTAAAATGAATTACAGTTATATGCAAATATGCCGTCTGCACGGCAAGGCTTTGAATTTAATTAAAGATGTTATAGAATGTTATATTGCACCTGTGATATAGTATATCATGAAATAAGTAACATAAGCGGTGTATCATCGAGAGATGATGGGTGAATATCTCGTGTAATTGGTGGGAATGGAGATATTAAAAAAATTATCAAAAAAATGTTTGAAGTTGTAATATTATGGGTATATATCATACGAGGTGATGATATATGTCAAAAAAAGAAGAAAATTTATTTTTAGAAAATCAAAAAATCCCGGAAACGTTAGATATGTATTTCAAAAATTACGTGCAAAATGGTGATTATGAACTGCTAATAAATAAAGCAAGGGATTACATATGTGAAGATAACGGTAATGTAGACATAGTTATACACAATTTAAATCTTGAAAAAGAACAAATAGAGATTGATAAGAGAAGTAGAGAAACACTGAACTTTCCTATATCGGTGGGAATTGTTAGTGCCACTTTTACGGCTTTATTAACAGTTATTTTTACTTCCGCAACCAAAACGTGTAATAATTTAGTGGGGATCATTGCATTTTATGGAACAGTTGTGGCAAGTTTTATAGGACTGTATGTATTTTCAAAAAAGATTTTTGATTCTATGCAGGAAGATAAATTACGAGTTTAAAAAAATAGAGAAAAATTAAACTTTTTAGAATTTTGTATTGAAGAATATACTAAAAAGAAACAACAATAATTCTAAAACACACCTAATCGGGTGTGTTTTTCTTATGGGATAAAACAGGAGGTGATAAGAGTGACTGAAAAGCAAAAGTTGTTTTGTGAGGAATATTTGATTGATTTGAATGCAACGCAAGCGGCGTTAAGAGCAGGATATTCGGAAAAGACGGCGTATTCGATTGGAAATGAAAACTTGAAGAAACCTGAAATTCAAGAATACATACAAAAACGGCTGAAAGAGAAAGAGGACGCTCTTATCGCCAAACAAGATGAGGTCTTAAAAACGCTTACGGCTGTTATGCGACGTGAGAAACCCGAAACGGTTGTTGTGACGTGCAAAGCACGTAAATCACACTATGACGACAAGGGCAAGAAAGTCACTGACGAGGCGGAGCAACCGATATGTGTTGAAATACCGACAAAGGTGTCTGACGTAAATAAAGCGGCGGAAATGTTGGGTAAGTACTACGCATTGTTCACAGACAAATTAAACGTTGACGGTGATATGGACTACAGCATTAAAATCGATTACGGAGATGATGACGATGAACAAAATAACAGTACCGTTCAATCCGATATTCAAACCTGTACATCAATGTAAAAAGCGTTATGTTGTAATGAAAGGCAGTGCGGGAAGTGGTAAGAGCGTCGATACTGCACAGTTATACATACTCCGTTTAATGCGTGACAAAGGACGTAATCTTGTATGTGTGCGAAAGTCCGATATAACTAACCGTGACAGTACATTTGCCGAGCTTGAATCAGCTATAAACCGTATGGGCGTAGGCAGAGCGTGGCGAGTTACGCAAAGCCCGTTGTCGTTCACCTGTATAAACGGCAACAAGATTATATTTCGTGGTGTAAACGATAACAAGCAACGTGAAAAATTAAAATCAATCACATTTGCAAACGGTAAATTAACCGATGTATGGATTGAAGAGGCTACGGAGCTTGTGCAACAGGATTTTGAAATTATAGATGACCGTTTGAGAGGTGAACTTCCCGACGGTCTTTTTTATCAGATAAAATTGACATTTAACCCTGTATCGTCAAGTCACTGGATAAAGAAAGTGTTTTTCGACATACAGGACGATAACGTCTTAACGCACCAAAGCACATATTTAACAAACCGATTTTGTGACGAGGCATACAGACAACGTATGCTACGTCGTAAAGAGGTTGACCCTGAGGGGTACAGAATTTATGGTTTAGGTGAATGGGGCGAAACAGGCGGATTGATATTCTCAAATTATCGCATTGAAGAATTTGATACAGATATGAGCCGTTTTGACGCTATGGCAATAGGACAGGACTTCGGATTTAATCACGCAAACGCCATATTAACGTTAGGTTATAAGGACGGCGATATTTACGTTTGCAATGAACTGTATGTACACGAAATGGATACGACCGAAATTATCACTAAAGCTGACGGGAAGTTCAGCAAAAGTCTTGCAATGTGGTGCGACAGTGCAGAGCCGGACAGGATAAAAATGTGGCGAAAGGCAGGCTATCGTGCAAGGGCGGTTGTTAAAAATCCGAACAGCATACAATCGCAGATTGACTGGTTAAAAGGCAGAAAGATACATATTCATCCGTCTTGCGTGAATGTAATCAAAGAGATACAGCAATGGCGTTGGCGAGTTGATGAAAAGTCGGGCGAGTATACAGACGAGCCTGTCAATGTATTTGATGACGCAATGGCGGCGTTGAGATACGGCGTTGAGAGTTGGCGCAAGGATAAGAAAGCTAAAATCTATTCAAGAGAGGAGTACGGAATATGATAATTGATGAAGATATAGTCGCAGGCGGTGTGACACCGTTCATCATAACGAAATTGATTGAACGGCACGAGCGAGAGCGACAGAGATACCGATTATTGCACGATTACTATATGGGCGACCACCGTATTTTAAGCCGCAGAAAAAGAGGCAAAAACGTGGCAAACAACCGCATAATGTGTAATCACGCAAAGTACATAACGGATATGACGCAGAGTTATCTTGTCGGCAATCCTGTAACATATGCGGTGTCGGACGAATACGATATTGAGGCAATCAAAAACGAATATTTGGAACAGGATATGCCGAGTGTTGACAGTGAAATCGTAAAAAATATGAGCATTTACGGCAAAGCATATGAACTGATTTATGCGGACGAAAAGAGCAAGCCGAGAAGTGTCCGATTGGACCCGGAGCATACATTTGTATGTTACTCACAGTCGGCATTTGAAAAGCCGTTGTTTGCGGTGTATTACTACAAGAAATACGACCTTGACGGCTACTGCACAGGCAGTATTTGTCGTGTGTATGATGAGTCGTTTATATATACATACACAGGTCTTGACAGCTATACGGCATTGTCATTGCAAAATGTTGAACCACATTACTTTTTTGATGTACCTATTATCGAATACAGAAATAATACGGAAATGCAGGGCGATTTTGAACAGCTTATAACGTTGATAGACGCATATAACATATTGCAGTCCGACAGAATAAACGACAAAGAACAATTCGTTAATTCGCTGTTGTTTTTGTGTAACTGCGACCTTGACACCGAACAGGCAAAAAAATTATTGGTAGAACGTATCTTAATGGGTGACGGTGACGCAAAGGCGGAGTATCTGTCAAAGGTGCTGAACGAGGCTGATACAAAGGTGTTGCGTGACGACATCAAGGATGATATACACCGTTTGTCACACGTTCCCGACCTGTCGGACGAAAGTTTCGGCAACAACTTGTCGGGTGTGGCAATAAAGTATAAGCTGTTGGGATTTGAACAGCACGTCAAGAACAAAGAACGTAATTTTGCTAAGACGTTGAGAAAACGTTTGGAGATTTACAACAATTTCTTAGTGACATTAAACGCAATGAAAGAAGTGCCGTCGCACAGAGTTGACATTGGATTTACATATAACTTGCCTGCAAACGAACTTGAAATAGCGCAGATGATTAATTACCTCAAAGGTCTTGCGTCTGACGAAACACTTTTAGAGCGTCTGCCGTTTATAACAGACGCAAAGGAAGAAGTTGAAATCGCACGCAGAGAGCAAGCGGAAAAGTCCGCCGAGGATATACGTATCGCTGAAAGTTCGGCAAGGAAAGTAAACTACAATGAAGAGTAAGGCATATTGGGTAAAACGTGCCGTTGAAGTCGAAACATATTTACAATCGCAAGCGGACAGTGTTAAGGACGGTGTAATTAAGGCATATGAGCGAGCAATCAAGAATGTAAACAATGACATTGAGAAAACGTTTAAAGCCTATATTTCAACCGATATACCCGAAAAAGAGGCACGCCGATTAATGAGCATAGCCGACAGCGATAAGCAGTACGAAGAACTGCTTGAACTGTACGACGAAACAGACGACAAGACAGTCAAAAAGGAAATTCTAAACCGCATAAATGCACAGGCATACGGTGCGAGAATTAGCCGATTAGAGGCACTGAAACGGAATGTATATATCTATTTCAGACGTGTGGCAAATGAAGCTGTTAAGGAGCAAAAGAAACTGTATGACAGCGCGGTAAAGACGGCGTATTATACGAATATTTTTGATACCGCACAAGGTTTAAACTGCGGTATTGATTTTTCACTTGTACCGCAAAAGGCGGTTAATATGGTATTAAGAGAGCCGTGGCACGGTCACAACTACAGCGAGAGAGTTTGGATACATAACGACAGATTTATACAGGCAGTCGGACAGACGATTGAGGACGGTATAATCAGCGGTCACAGTGTAAGCCGTATGACCGATAAGCTGATTGATTACGTCAAAGATACTGCACCGGGTGGAATACGAACATCAGCCGAAACTCTTGTACGGAGTGAAACGGCGCATTTTATGAACCAAGGTCAAAGAATGGCGTATGAGGAAATAGGTATAAAACAGTATCGTTTTGTTGCGGCACTGTCTGAATTGACGTGTGACAGGTGCGGAAGTCTTGACGGTAGCGTGTTTGATACCGACAAAGCCGTTGAGGGCGAAAACTTCCCACCGATACACCCACGTTGTCGGTGCGTTACGATTATGGCAGACGTGAATTTAACAAGCCGTATCGCCCGTGACCCACTGACGAGCGAAAATTACAAGGTTGACGGAAGTATGACGTTTGATGAATGGAAAAACAGTTTGTCGGACGAACAGAAAAATGCGTTAAAATATGTTGCAAATAGTGAAAAACGTGGTATAATAAAAGCGGGAGCGATAAGTGGTGCTTTAAATCCGTACAGTAAAAGGGCAGAAGAACACGCTGTTAGGTATTATGAATCTGTAAGGCATATGACAACTGATGTTGCAAGAATAGCATCTAATACAGGATACTCTACAAATGAAATACAAAGAATAAAAAACTTTATATTTATGGAGAAACATGATTTAGGTAGAGGAAAATTAGAATATTTTGACGCAAGTTATGAAATGGCTCAATCATGGCAAAGATTAATAGATGGTAAAAACATTCAACAACATGATTTGATATTACTTAAACATGAAATTATGGAAAACAAACTTGTAGATTTAGGGATACCTCAAAGTGAGGCACATATAATGACATCTAAAGAATATAATTATTCGAGGGAGGCAAGAAAATATTATGATACGATTGAAAAACATAAAAAAAGATAATGAAACTATTTCTTGTGTAGCTTATCCTGAGGATTGTACAATAGGTATAAATATGTTCGTAAATATGACTAGTGAAGAATTAACACATGATGTGTTGCCAACAGAATATGCTTACTGTAAGACTCATATGCACATGGCAAAGCGTAAGTTAATAAATATGGCAGAAAGGAATGAGCTGACATCTGAATGCTTAGTAATGTGGTATTGATAAAAAGCGGAACAGATGAGGAAAACGAAAGAGCCAATCAGAGAATGATTGACTGCTTGACAGAAGAAAAGAAAAAATCAATGTCAGATAAATACGCATATCTTGATGGAGATTAAAAGCACGTTTGCGGACGTGCTTTTTTGATACACTGAAAGGCGGTGATAGTGTGAGAGTAGGCACAACATACACATAGAAGAAAGGAATGGTGATCCGATTATCTCCCTGTTAGACGTGGGGTTATACGTCTTATTTTTATACAATTTTTTTCAGAAAGGAATGATTTGAATGGCAGATACAGCAGAGCAAACAGAAAATCAAGAGCAAGAGCAGTCCACAGAGCAGAAGCCTTCCGAGCAAAAAAGCGACGACAATCAAAAGGCGATTGATGAAGCGATAGCTAAGGCAAAAGCGGAGTGGGAAAAGGACCTTGAACAAAAGCTAAAGGACGCTGAGAACGAGGGCGCGAGAAAAGCTAAGCTATCGGCAGACCAACGCAAAAAGGAAGAGGACGACAAGGCAAGAGAGGATTTTGAAAAAGCAAAGGCAGAGTTTGAACGTGAAAAAATCGTTGCATATGCCGAAACGGAACTTGCCAAAGTCGGATTGTCTGCCGAGATTGCAAAGTACATCATAGCAGAGGATAAGGACGCCACAAAGGCGGTTATTGACAAGATAAAAGAAAGCTATGACAAAGATGTACAAGCAGGTGTTACCGAACGTTTAAAGGGCAAAACACCGAATTTAAACGGTGGCAGTGGCGGTCACAACACAGGCAGTTTTATGGACATAATCAGAGAAAATCAGAGATAAGGAGTGAAATAAATGGGTTATTTGAAAAATGAATTGACAGGCTTTGTACCTGTCGAACAAGCAACAGAAATCATCAAAATGGTGACAAGGGGTTCAAGTGTTTTAAGAATGGCGAAAGTCGAGGAAATGAAACACGAGAAAAAGAAGTTTAACGTACTTACAGACGGTCCGGGTGCTTACTGGGTCGGTGAGGGTGAAAGAATTAAGACAAGCGGTGCTACTTGGATTCACCCTGAAATCGAAGCTAAGAAGTTAGCCGTTATTATTCCGGTAACAAAGGAAAAGTTGGAAGATACGACTATCAGCGTATTTGAAGAACTAAAGCCGGAAATCGCAGAGGCATTTTACAGAGCGATTGACGCGGCGTGCATTTTCGGTACAAATTCACCGTTCAAGACAAACATTATGAACGCTATCGACAGTAAGCATATGGTTGTTACGGACAACGCAAATATTGATATTGCTATGTCTGACGCAATGTCGATGATTGAAGAAAACGGCTATGACCCGTCGGGATTTATCGGTCGTATCGGTGTTAAGAATATGCTAAGAAAGCTACGTGACGCAAACGGCGCACCTGCATATGTCAACGGTACAACAGGCGGTGAATTATACGGACAACCGATTGAATTTGTGAGAAATGGTGCGTGGGACAATAAACGTGCCGATATTATCACAGGTAACTTCAAGTATGCCGTTGTCGGTATGCGTGCAGGTATCAACTATGAAATTCTTACAGAGGCAACACTACAAGGCACTCTTGACAGTGACGGTAAACCGCTATCACTTGCCGAGCAAGATATGGTTGCAATCAAGGCTACTATGCGTTTAGGTTTCCTTGTTGTCAAGGACGACGCATTTGCCGCATTTAAGAACGGTGTTCCGACACTTGGCGAATTGACAGTTGAATCGGTTGCAGGAACAACAGGCAACACTGTTATTACAGTATCGCCAAAGCCTATCGGCGGTCACAAGTTGGTTTACAAGACTGCCGCAAGCACCGCTCCAAGTGTTGCGTATGACGACGATTTGTCGAAGTGGACAGAGTTTAACAACGGTGACGAAATCACTGCGACAAACGGTCACAAGATTACAGTTGCGGAAGTTACCGCAGACGGCAAAGCGAGAAAGTCGGGCAGTGCCGACGTTGTAAGCGGTGAATAATATGGAACAGTTGGGGACACTAAAAATGTTGTTGGGAATTAAGGACGACGAGCAAGACAGCTTGTTGTCCTTTTTGATTGAGGACACGGTTAATATGATTATGGCGTATTGTCATATTGATGTACTGCCACGTCAGCTTGAAAGCCTTGTTCCGAAGATTGCGGCGGATATGTACAGAATAAAAGGCTACGGGGACAGTAAAAGTCCCGAAGTAGTCAAGAGCAGAAGTGAGGGCGAACGTTCCGTCACATATGCCGAAACCGACAATGACAAGATTTTCAGCAACTATTATAAACGCCTTGACCCGTTCCGTAAACGAAAGGGGCGTGTTCCGAGTGACATCAGTATTCAGTGATTTTTACGATAAAACTGTTATAATCGCAGAATATGAAATTGACGACTATACAGGTAAAACCGAAAAGACTGTATTGTCCGAAATTAAAGCCGATGTACAACCGTACAGTGGTGGCAGAGCAAGAGAGCAATACGGTTTAGATATAGAATGTCAAATGCGTATGTTCTGCGATATGTCAGACGACGTAAAGGTCGGTAACAGGGTTGAATATGACGGCGACATATATGATATAACATATGTGCAGAAATGGGACAGCGGTTTGGTAGCAATGCTCGAAAGGAGTAGGCTGAAATGAATTTTTCAATCGAGGGGATAGACGACGTTGTTGACAAGCTGACACAGTATGCGTCGGGCGATAAAATACAGCGAGGTTTGGCAATGGCGGGTGAAGTCGTAAGAGCACACGCAGTGGCAAACTGTCCTGTTGCAACAGGACGACTTAGGGGCAGTATCGTAAGCCAAGTGGACGGTGACAGTGTTGCAATCGGTCCGACTGCCGATTACGGTATTTATGTCGAATTTGGCACAGGGACAAAGGGCGACAAATCTGTTTCGCATACGTCAAAAAGACACTGGACGTATTACAGTGGCGGTCGATTTTACACAACGTCGGGGCAAGCACCACAGCCGTTCCTTGTTCCGGCATTAAAGAACAATGTAAGTGAAATAGTAGCTAAGTTTAAGGAGGGTTACGGTGTATGATATTAACCTTGAATTACGGGATATTTTAAAGCAAATAGACGGTGTAAGTGTATGTTTTGCATATCCCGATAATTTTAATAAATTGCCCGCAATAGCATATTACACGCTAACGGACAAAGGCTCAATGTCATATGACAATACGGTCGTTACGAATGATACGACTGTTCAGATTGATATTTACGCCGATTATCCGCAAACGTGTTTTGAATTGTCGGAGAGGGTATACAAATTGTTGACTGATAATGAATATTATCACGAAATGACAATGGACGTACCCAATCCCGATGACAAGAGTATAAAACATAGGACAATGAGATTTACGAAAGTAGTAGAAAGGAATGATTGATTTATGGCAAATACAAAGAAAAGAAAACCACTACCTACAATAGGTGTGGACAAGTACACATTTTTCGCAGTTTTAACAGACACATCAGAGGGTGCAACATATGGTGATCCGTACAATTTGAGAGGTACAGTCGAAATTGCACCGACAGACGCAGGCGGCAGTGATGTTTTTGACGCCGATAACGGTGCGTATGAAACATCAAACTACATTGAAAAATTAGGTCACGACATCACAAATGCCGATATTCCACCGGAAGTTGATTCAATGTGGCGTGGACTGACACAAAAAGACGGTGTAGTAGAGGTCGGCAACGATACAAAAAACGTTTATTTCGGTGTTGCGTGGAGAATTATGAAGTCTGACGGCTCATACCGTTATGTAAGATATTACAAGGGTTCGTACAGCTTTGCGTCAAACGTAGGCGGTAAGACTAAAGCGTCAAGCGGTGCACCGGAAAAGCAAACCGCAAAGGCTACATATACAGCCGTACAACGTGATTTTGACAACAACTATTACGCATACTTTGACGAAAGCGATTTGCCGGAGGGCGTTACAAAGACAGAACTTGAAGAAAACTGGTTTAAGGATATGAACTACTATCCAGTGAAGAAAGCACTTTAAGACAAGGCACGCCGAAAGGCGTGCTTTTTTCGTATAGAGAGGAGCGAGTAACAATGCAAAGAGTATTAACATTTGTACACAATAAAAAGAAGTATGTATCAAAACCGTGGTGTTTCGGTGCGGCAACGTTGGTTGAAAAAGAATATATGGACGTTGCAGAGGGTGAAAAAGTAACGGCTACGTCGGTATGTGCAGATGCCGTTGACTATCTGTTTGAGGGTACAGAGGCGACACAAGATATTTTGGACACGGCTGTTTCAGCAAAAATGAGAATGTGTCGTGAAGTTATGAAGTGGTTTATGGACGATTTTACGGGAAAAAACGAGGAAAGCCTGCCGGAGCAGGCAACCGAAAAGGAAGATTAAGCGATTTATATGGGACAATGCTGAAATATCACGGTATATTGCCGAATGATTTGGCAAAACAAGACCCAAGATTATTACTTGCAGTTATAATTGAGGACGAGGAAGAAGAATATACGGGAAATGACCCGTATTTAAAAATGTTTTATGGAATGTAGTGAGGTGATTTGTAGTGGCTGACGCGGCGGAATTAGTAGTAAGAATAAGAGGTGATGCGTCGGATTTAGAGGCGACAATAAGCAGTGTTGAAAGTGAATTGTCAAAATTGGAGCAGACGCAAAGCAAAAATAATAATACAAGTACAAAAGGTCTTACGGCATATAAAAAGCAAATGCAAGACGCACAAACCACCTTGCAAACAAGCCGTACGGCATTGACGAATACAAAAAAAGCGTATGAGGATAACGTCAAGTCTGTAAATAAAAATGTTACGGCACTGAAAGCACAGAAAACGGAATTAGATAAACAAATTTCTTTGCGTTCAAATGAAAAACGGTTGCTGACAGAGGCGAACAAAAGTCTTGACAAAAACAGTGTTTCGTATAAAGACAATCAAAAGGCATTGAATTGGGTAAATACCGAGATTGAGGCATACACAAAGCAAAGTCAAAGTATATCCGATTCTATTCGTACGCAAGAGGCGGCATTGTCGGGAAGTAAAAAGGCATATACCGACGCACAAGCAACCGTCAAAAAAGCAACAGAGCAATACGAGGAATATGAGAAAGGCTTAAAAGCCGCTGAACGTGCAGATGAGTCGCAGAACCTACAGAATACAGGTAAGCGGTGGAAAGAAGTCGGTGAGGGTATAGATACTGTAACTAAACCGTTACAGTATGCGGCGACTGCACTTGCCGCGGGCGGTGTTGCGAGTGCCAAGTTTGCGATAGATTTTGAAAACAATTTCGCAAATGTAAAGAAAACTGTTGACGGTACACCTGAACAGATTGAAAAGATTAGGCAAGAAATTATAGATATGACGACTGTCGGAATAAACGGACATTCTGCCATTCCTGAAACAACGGCAGAATTAACCGAACTTGCGGCGGCAGGCGGTCAGTTGGGTATAAAAACTGAAAACATATCTAAATTTACTGAAACAATGGCAATGCTCGGCACTGCTACAAATCTGTACGGCGAAGAGGGTGCGGCAACACTTGCAAAGTTCGCAAACGTTACAAAAATGGACCAAGAAAATTTTGACCGTTTGGGAAGTTCAATAGTTGATTTGGGTAACAATTTCGCTACAACAGAATCGGATATAGCTAATATGTCTATGCGTTTAGCTGGTGCAGGTACACAAATCGGATTAAGTCAAGCCGACATATTAGGTATAGCAACCGCATTGTCAAGTGTTGGTATAGAGGCTGAAATGGGTGGTAGTGCGTTCAGTAAGGCTATGATTGCTATGCAAATGGCAACTACAAACGGTTATACGCAGGTTAATGACGTTATGAACAAAACAGGAATGTCATTAAGAGATTTGCAACTACTATCCGCAAACAACAGCAAAGACTTCAAGTCATTGGCTGATGGTTTAGGCTACACAAGCACCGAACTAAATTCAATGATTTCGTCAGGCGTACAATTAGAGAATTTCGCTAAAATCACAGGAAAGACAACAGAAGAATTTAAGAATTTGTTTGATTCATCTCCTGCCGAGGCGATAGACGCATTCATCAAAGGTCTACAAAATGCCGACGGTGCAGGTGAAAACGCAATCGGTATGTTGCAGGATATGGGATTTACCGAAGTGCGTTTGCGTGATTCTTTGTTACGTTTGGCAAACAGTGAGGCAGGTATCACCGAGGCGGTAACACGTTCAAATACAGCATGGAACGAAAACATTGCATTGCAGAACGAGTTTAACGCAAAGAATGAAACAACTGCGTCACAGTTGTCAGTTACCAAAAACAATATTGTTGAGGCGGCGAGAAGTATCGGCGAAACAATGTTGCCGTCAATAAAAGATGCAAGCACCACAGTAGCTGATTTTGCAAAAGGATTGTCGCAAATGGACGACGAGCAAAAACGTGCTGTTGTTAATACCGGTGCTACGGTCATTGCTTTAGGTGCATTGTCAAAAGTCGGTGTCGGAGTGATTAAGGGTGCAGGCGATTTTGTTGAGGGATTAGGAGTAATCAGCGATAAATTGCCTATTATAGCAGACGCAACGTCAGCGATAAAAGTATCGACTGCGGGGTTAGGCAGTTCATTTTCTGCATTAGCGCCGATATTCGGTGCAGTATTAGCGCCTGCGGCGGTTGTTGCAGGGTATAAGGTTGTTGCCGACCACGTTACAGAGGCTATTGAAAACAACGCAAAATTGGGTCAAAGCTACAAGGATTTATATAAATCGTGGCAAGACGCCGATAGTCAAGTTTCACATCTTGAAAACTTAAAAAATGAATATGAAAAACTGAATACATCAATTAACAGCGGTACATTAAATCCAGAAGAACTTGAAAATGCTAAAAATCGCATAAATGCGATTATGCAAGAAATCAAGGAAACCACAAATGATGATACCATAAAACTGATGATTGATACGGGCGAATTTGACACCGCACTTGCAATGGCGGTTTCAAACGCCAAAGACAGTGCGAACGAAATTAAAGACGCATTGGATTTAACATCAGGCAAAAAGGCACAAAAGGCAGTATCAGAGGGGTACGACGCACTTCAAAAAGGTAGTTCCTATGGTGCTGATTATAAAAACCAACAAGAAGAAATGCGTGGGTGGTTGCAACAAGCGACAGACTACAAAACACAGTATAAAGCAATAGTTGATGAGATGAATGCCGCATATAAAGACGGAAGTTCTGAGAGAATAAAGGCGGCGGCATTAGAAAGACAATCGTTCATAAATGGTTTAAAAGACAGTGATTTTATTAAGGCATATGAAAGGTTTACGGGAAGTACATTCAAATTCGGTGATGTAGACGAAGTAATACAAGAAATACAAAATGTATCAAATGCGTATCGTGAAATAAGTGATAACATCGAAAGCATGGACGAACGAGCCAAGAACGGCAGAGAATCACTACAAGCTATGGCAGAAGTCGCAACAACGGATGCTATGAATTTAAACGGCTTTAAGGATATGCAGGAAGTCTTTGAAAGCGGCGGTAATGCTGTAGATTTAGTATGCAAACAAATCAAATCAACTATGACTGATTTGGGGTTTGAAAATCAAGACATTGCCGCACAAATAGCGCTGTTTAAAAACGGTTTTCAAGACCTACAAGGTGCAATTAATAATAACGCATTAGACGCTGTTGTAAATGATTTTGTCAAACAAGGTAAAGAAATCGGACTAACGTCAGAGGAAATAGTCACGAAAGCCGCATTAATGAAAAACGGTTTTTCTGATATTCAACAGGCTGTAGCGTCGGGTGATGTAAGTGGTTTAGTGAAAGACCTATCAAGTTTAGGTGGCGATTTGGGACTAAGCACAGAGCAAGTTGACGCATTGGCGCACAGTTTGGGATTATTGCCTGAGGATAAACATATTGAAATTGACGCAAGCGGTGATGTGTCTGCAATCGAGAACGCCAAAAATGCTGTCGAGGAAATAAATAACGCAGGCAATGTACAATTACAAGTCAGTGCCGAGGGTGATATATCTGTATTGGACACAGCTGATGAAAAATTAAAAGAACTTGTCAAAAATGACGAAGTTCAGATTAAATTTAATGTCGATACAGGCGGTTTTGATATTAACGATTTGAATGGTAATAAGTTGGGTGAAATCACTGCAACGGGTAAAGTTATATGGACTAACGACAGCACAGAGCCTGACAATTATACAGCACCACCCAAAGATGGCAATGTTACATTTAAGAAGAATAGTGCAGAACCTGACAGCTATCAACCCGAAGACAAATTTGCGACAGTCCATTACACATTATCAGTCGAGGGTTCGGCTATTGAGGGACTAAGTAATAAAAATGTTCCGGCGGCCAAGTTTGGCAGTACGGGAATGTTCGTAAAAAAATCCAAAAAAGCCAAAGGTACACAAAATTTCGAGGGCGGTTTGGCAATGGTTAATGATGAAAAGGGTATATCTGACCCACGAGAATTAATCGTTGACAAAGGACGTGCATTTATACCGCAGGGCAAGGACGTGTTGTTGCCGTTGTCAAAGGGTGCAAAGGTGTACACAGCGTCACAAACCAAGGCGATAATGTCGGGTATGGGTATACCGCATTACGCAACAGGAAAAGACAATTCGGACGCGTTTACATCAGCCAAGGACGATTGGACGCATTACACAAAAACGCACGCAGTAACGACCGCACAAGAACTTGAAAAGTGGTTAGAATTTCAAGAGAAATTCAAATCGAACGACAAGGATATTGCCGATATAGAGGAACAAATTTTCTCTATTATGCAGAAACAGACGAAAGAGTTCAACGAACAGTCAAAGGCATACCTTGAAAAGCACAGCGCTATAAACGATTGGGGTGATAACGGCGACACACCGCTTGACGCTTTCAAACGTATAAAAGACAGAAATTATCAAGATTTACAAGACGCAAAAATCACTTGGGACGATTATGTTGACAACGTGTCGGACGCAGGCGAAACGCTTTATGACGATATGAAAAGTTACTCTGACAGTTGGCTTGAGCATCAGCAGAAGTATCACGATATGTCGATAGATGACTACATTGCAGGTATCGACAGAGAGGCGGAACGTCTTGAAGAATTTTATGCGAATGACGTTATTAATTATCAAAAATACGTCGAGGAAAAACAGACACTTGAAGAAAAACGTTATGACGCAGTGGCTCAAAAGAATGCTGACGAGTATTCGACATGGCAAAAGGACGCTGACGCTTGGCAAGAACTGCGCAATACATATGACGATTGGGACAAATACGGTGACAGTGAGGAAGATTTTCTAAAACGCAAAATTGACCGAGTAAAAGAGTTTTACAATGCGGGTAAAATCAGTTTTGAGGAATTTATTGACGACACAAACAAGTACAGCATGGAACTGTACAAGTCGCAATCAAGTGCGGTTGACGAACTGCTCCAAAAGCAACAAGACTATATTTCAAATGTCAAAGACGAATTTTCAAAGCAAGAGCAAGAACTTCGTGACAGTTGGGACGTACAGGATCGCAAAACAGATATGTCAGAGGTACAGGCACAACTTGATGTGTACGCAAATTCAGTTACTGATAAGGGGCAACAGAAGTACAAAGAGTTGCAGGAACAAATGAAACAGTTGCAACGTGATGAAGAATTGTACCAACTACAGAAAAAGAATAATGCCACTATTGAAAGTCTTGAGGCTGAATACAAGCAAATGGAGGACGGCAAGAAAAACATTCTTACAGGATTGCAAAATGTCGACATCAACATATCTGCATATGTAGCAACGATAACCGATAAGGTTTCGGCGACAGGCGGTAATATAGAAAGTTTGCTAAGTCGAATGCTTGACAAATTCGATAGTTTCAAAATTGAAAATAATTCAATGAGCGACAACAGGAAGATCATAAATAACTTCATGCAAATGACACCGGAAGAAAAACAAGATGCATTGAACAAATACGTAGGATTATAGGAGGAAAGATATGCGTAACGGTTTTGAATTTAACGGCAAAAATACAACGGATTTTAAGCGAGTGACGGTCAGAACAAAGGACCGTCCCGTATTTCCACAGGTAAAGGAGTTTACCGCAAGTGCCGACGAAACAGACGGTGAATATGATTTTACTGACGTGTCGGGTCACGAATATTTCAATACACGAAAATTTCAGATTGATTTTAACATCGGTGCGGACAGTACCGAAGAATTAAACAAAAAGCTAACCGCTATAAGCCGTTGGTTTAAGGGCAAAGGCACGCTTATTTTTAACGATATGCCGTTTGTCAAGTGGAACGTAAGGGTAATGGACAGCGTGTCATATACACCCGAACACGACGGCAGAAAAGCCGTTTTGTCAGTGACGTATAAGGCAGAGCCTTTTTCCAAGTTGATATTTGACGCATTGGACGGTCCTTGTCTTGACACCGATATTTCACTTGATACCGAAATTCCGATAGGTCAAGATGAATATTTAACATTAAACGGTAATGGCACATACAAAAACATACCGAATATCGGTGATGTACACGTCAAACCGATTATAACGGTAACAGGTGCAAAAAGTCCGTTTACCATAAGCAATAATGGCAAGAGTATCACTGTTAATTACACAGGCGACATAGTTATCGACTGCGAGAAAGAAATAGTTTATAGCGGAAATACAAGCCTTATGGCATATGCAGAGGGTGAGTTTTTTGAACTTGCTCCCGAACTGGATAACACGATAACGGTGACAGGCGGCGGTGTCGTGCAGATAAATTACACGCCTAAATTTTTGTACGACGTAGATTTTGATAATATGAAATGGAGTGAATAACATGGCTTTTAAATTACACGAATGGAACGAAACAGACTTCACAGGCGGTTGCCTTGCGTATCTTAACAAGGCGTATGAAGTGGCGGTGTTTGAGGGATTGCAGGAAACGCACACAGTTTCTTTTAAGTACCCTATGAAAGACGAAAAAGCGGAGCTTATAAAGGAAAATCGTATAGTATCGGTCGAAGGACAAGCATATCGCATTACACTTGTAAAGCGAGATTACAGCGGTTCAAGAATTATGACGGTGAAAGCTAACCGAATATTCTATGATGACGCACTTCATCATCACTTGCCGACAATCGGCAACGATACAGACGTGACAAAATCAACAATAGGTGTTGACCCGTACGACGTTATAAAACTTGCAATAGCTGATACAAAGTTTGAGCTTATACCCGACAGTGAACTTAAGGAAATGGGTATGACGAGAATAGGCGCAGACGGCGTTAAAATCGACTTTTACCCGACTGATAAGATAAATACATATGACGTGATTCAAAACGTCATAGAAGCTTACGGCAGGGGTGAAATATATTATGACAATTACCGATTTGCGGTTGTGGAGCGTATCGGTAAGGATAACGGTGTGAGAATGTCGATAAAAAAGAATATGACAAGTCTTTCAGTCGAGAGAAACACACAAGAGCTGACGACAAGACTGTATATGTACGGCAAGGACGATTTGACGATTTCATCTGTAAACGGCGGTAAGCCGTACATTGACAGTAAAGAGGGTATCGAAAAGTACGGTATTCGTGAGGCGTACCGAGATTATAGCGATTACGATGACCCCGAAAAGCTAAAGGCGTTTGGTGAGTGGGACTTAAAGGGCGAGGGTAACGATTTTAGACTTGACCGCCCTCAACTGACAATCACGGGTGACGTGGTTGATTTGAGTAAACTTGCCGAGTACGGTGATTTTTATAAAATCTCTTTGGGTGATACAGTACACGTTTTTGAAGATAATATCGAACATAAACAGCGAATTGTATCAATGACGTATTACCCATACAGCGCAAAACAGCCGTCAGTAACAATCGGTCAGCCGACGTTGGCAAATCCGTATTACCATGCGTGGTATATGAGTAAATTATTAAAAACCGTTCAAAAAAACTCCGGCAGAGCGAATAAGCTGAAAACAAGCTACTTCCACGGTACGGTGAACAGTACCCAAAACCCCGTTGAATCAGATAACAAAAAACTGCTGTTAGACGGTGATTTGCTATATATCGAAGATAATAAGGGCAGACGAAGAATAAACCTCGGAAATATGGACGGTGCGTTCGTTTTTCAGATATTCAATCAGTTGTCGGAGAAAACCATTGAAATGGACAATGACGGTAATGTTACTATAACAGGTGTATTTGCCACAGGCACAGATAAAAACGCAAGAACTGTTATAGATAAAAACGGTATTCAAAGTTACGATGCAGACGGCAACAGGTACGGTTTGTGGTGTAACGAACCTACCAATAAAGACCAAAGGTATGCTGATTTTAAGTTATATTATGGCGGCAAAGAAGTTTTTCAAGTGTATAACGGTATCAGTGAAACCTCTATAAGATTACAAGGAAGCAATATTTTATATGGTGGAAATGGTGCGACACACGGCGTAGGAAAATGGGTATTTGAGCAAGGAGCAAGCGGAACGTTTCAAACGGCAGACGGAAAGACGGTAACTGTTTCGGGCGGTCTTATAACAGGCATTTCATAAAAGATATTTACAAAATTATTCCTTTGTGGTACAATTTAGGTATCACAAAGGAGGTATTTTTATGAAAGGAAATATTAAAAGTTTTATATGCGGTGTGCTCGTTATGGGCGTTATATCGTGTGCGGGAGCGTATGCGACTGACGTATGGCAAAATATAAATGTTTTGCCGAATACAATCAAGGTTGTTGTAGACGGTAAAGAGGTACAAGACGATAATTTCTTGTACAATGATACAACATATTTGCCGATAAGAGCAGTAAGTGAAGCATTGGGAAAAGACGTACAGTATGATACTCAAACAAGCACCGCCACAATATCAGAAAAGAAAGAAGATGATACTATGACAGTAACAAGTAAATATACACCGCCGGCAGAATATATAAATAATTCTGATTATATAATTCAAAAGGACGGAGTGTATTATGTGTCAGTAGTTTTTATATGGGATATGATGCAAGGCACTGATTGTAAGCCTGAATACGACCATGATACAAGAGAAGTAAAAATATCAAAGGACAAAAAAGAAATATATTCGTGTCAAGCGATTTTGGTAGAGGATAGAAGTGTTATCCCATACGACCAATATGTAGATGAAATAGAGCCATTATTGAAGTAAGAAAGGGTTGTTTACATATGAAAAAATATTTATCTTTGATTGTAATGATATTCGCCATAGGTTGTTTATGTGCTTGTGGCTCGGTATCCTCAAATGAAGTGTCAATATATGATACCTCGACAGGGAAAACAATATCCGTAGGCGATACAAAGGAAGAAGTCGATGAGGCTTTGGGAACACCTAAAGAAGAAATGAATTATAGTGAATATGAGGATAATCTTCATATTACATACCTAAATAAAAAGGTAGAATATATGTCTGTGGACGTACAACATACAAAAAGTTGTCCGAGCAATGACGTTAATCATTCACGATACCAACTGAAAAAAGGAAATATAACTGCTGAAAGTACGTTAAATGAGTTTAAACAAATTTATAAACAATCCATTTCTGATAATATTCAAAATCAGACTGAAATTTATGAAAAAAAGCCTAATGGCAGATATAAAAAATTAGATATTTCGACAGTCGATGAAATATATGATTATCCCGACACCAATAATATATACGGTGTAGCCGTTGGAGTTCCGTTTGATTGCGGTGATGAAGATAAAATTATATCTATTGAAGTAGGTCAAATTGACAGACTGATGTATGGAGCAAGTTTTGGAAACGAACTGTCGGACAATCAGAAGAATTGGAAAACAGGTTATGAATCATTAAGTGATGAAGAACTACAATCAACAAAAAAACAGTTAGAACAATTAGAAGAACAAGAAAAGTACATATCCAATATTGCAGATAAATCTAATAATACTGCTGAAAGTATTAAAAGTATCGACAGACAACTTGCAAACAGTAAGGATATGGATAATGTAGAATTGGAAATAAGAAAACGAGAAAGTAACAAATAAACATTAAAGCACGTCTTACGGCGTGCTTTTTTCGTACCAAAAATGAGGTGACACAATGTACAGAAGAATACCACCATAGCACGCGAACGGCGTGTTTTTTTAATACCAAAATCCCAATCAATTACGATTAGAAAGGAATGATAAAATGAAATTAAATTTTAATTTTGACGGAAAGACGTTTTTATCGAAATGGTGGAAAATTGTCCGTGATAATTTCACGGCAATTCAAACCGACCACAACACACTGTCCGACAAATTGGACACAGAAATAACGCAACGCACCAACGCTGATGTAGGTTTGGCAGAAAAAATCACCGCCGAAACCAAAGCGAGGGAAAGTGAATATAGTTCGCTAAGCAGTCGCATAAACAACGAAGTGACAATACGACAGGCGGCGGATAATGAACTGCAACGTAATATTAACAGTGAAATCACCGAAAGACAGACGGCAGATACCAATATTTCAAATTCAGTGAAAGCCGAAGAATCAGCAAGAAAAAGTGCTGACAAAGAATTGAAAGCACGTATTGATGAAATCAATGCGAACACCGAAACAACTATACTGTTTGGCGACAAAAAGCAACATACAGTAAAATTTGTTGCACCGAGTAAGCCTACACTATATTTTGACGGACAACAAGAATATGATGGCGAGAGTATGACGGTTGATATTACACTGAAAGACGCGTTTTACATTGACGGGAAACAGATTGCCGGAACGTTTTCAGAACCGTGTATAAATGTACCGATAGACGGCATTTATATTGTTGTTCGCTATGATTTTATTAAAAATACGTGTAGTATATCCCCAAGTTCTACATCTGTACCGTCGGCAATTTCGGGTGATGTATGGACATTTACATTGTATCATATTCACGATATAAATTTAGAAATGAAGATAGACAGCGAATCGCCGACAGGGGAAAGATACGAGTTTGTATCGGCGGCGGTTGATTATGTCATAGAAAACGAAAATACCACAGGCGACAGTTATTTCATAACCAATACATACGAACGTGTTCGTACATTGGCAGATTTGGCAACTGTCAATAAAAATTCATTTATTGACGCTGTAAATGAAAATGCAAAAAATATTACAGACATCACCCAAAACCAAATATTTGTCGTGTGCGACGGCGACCACGACGAACTGAAATTACAGGCGGCGATAGATAGCGCGCAAAACAACAGCGTTATCTATCCTGTAGGTACACAATGTGTTTTGACAAACGAAAATACCATACGTGGTTATGGATTGCCGGAAAGTAGCGGTAGAGCTGTTATATCACTAAAATCGGGTATTACATTAGACGGTTCAATGTGTGATGATTTCGTTTTTAAAAACACAAATCCTGTCGCAAAACAGTACATTTTCCATATGACACAATCCACGACAATGAAAAATGTAGTATTCCACGAAGATACTGAAACAGTAACAGCCGATACTGTCAATCCGACAGTGCTATCTGTCGGTAGTGAATCCAAAATAGTATCCTGTACATTCTACAATATATTTAGTACACATCAATTCGGCGTATCAACGTTTGAAATGAACGGTGTGCTATTTGTAGATAATATCATAGATACGTTCGCAGGCGCACCGGCAAACAATTTGACAAATGAAATAAAAATCACAAGCAATTCGTTTGTTATGGGTAACAAATTTTTGAATTTCACACAAAAAGAACAAACATTAGGCTATATGTTGCAGGCGTCAACCGTATTTGTAAACAATTATATGTCCGGTTTTACAAATTGCAGTATTGCTATAGGTAAAAAAATAGTAGGCAATATATTTAAAACGTTTACTGATTGCAGTATCGATATAAGTGGCGAAATTTCGGACAATGAATTTACAACAATTACACAGAACACAAAAACACCGTTTATATCCACCACGGGGATTACATTAATCAGCGGAAACAGAATGTCTGTTATAAAAATCAATGCAGAATATATTGATTTTATCGAATGCGGAAATTATACCGTTATATGCGGAAATTATATGCACATTTCCGACGGCCCTGCGTCGGGACAGTGTAACTTAATCACCGCCGGCAGTAAAACGTTCATAGCAGATAATATGTTTAGGGCAATGACACCCGTAACGGCAAATGCGGATTTTTCAATTATATACAGCGACGGTAAAACAGTAGTCAAAAATAACGTGACAAACGCGACATCTATTGGAACGTTTGGCGATACGTGCGTTGTTGACGGAAATGTGACAGGGTGGTGATATTATGTACAAATTTTATAGTAAAAACGGAACAGTGTATTTCTATGAACACGGTGTCGAAATTGACGGCACGGTGTACGGAATACATACCGACAGGGATATATTGCGTATAAAACGCAGGATTGTCAATGATAAATTCGCCGAAACTGACGGTGATTTCGATATGGGTACAGAAATTGCAAAAATTCAGCATACAGACGTAATGTTGGAACAGCCTACGGCAGAACAGCTGTCACGGATACAGGCGAAAACATTTGACAGTATGTCGGATATGAAACAATATGTTCAGTCTGTTATGAACGGTGACGAAACAATGTCACAGGACGAAATCAACGCTATGTTGATGTTGCAGATTGCGGAACTGAAAGCAGGTGTCGAAGGTGAGTAAAGCACTGATAAAAAAATATTACAAAAAGGGTATTTACAAAGAAAAGCATTTAGATATATTCGTCAAAGCGGGATATATCACAGAAAACGAGAAGAAAGAAATTATGGAGGGTTAATTTATGGATAAAATTTTTAATTGGACGAGTACAGTTATAGGAATTGTGGGCGGTTTCTTTGCCGCCCTATTCGGCAAGTGGGACAGTATCTTGTGGGCATTATTAGTCATTATGGTATTGGACTATTTGACGGGTATTATCAAGGCGGTTTACACGAAAACAATGTCAAGTGAGATAGGATTTAAAGGATTGCTGAAAAAGATAACTATACTGATTATAGTTGCACTGTCAAACGTTTTGCAACAGGTCACAGGCGACAACGTGGCAATTCGTGAGATTGTCATTATGTTCTACATAGCGAACGAGGGTATAAGTGTATTGGAAAATGTAGCAGTGATATATCCAAGAATGCCGAAAAAAATCAAAGATATATTGCTACAACTACGCGGAGAAGATGATACGGAGGAATGATGCAATGGATATTCAAATCAGACAGGGTCCGCAGTGCCACACGTCTAATTGTTACACATACAGGAATGACGATATTAAATATATCGTCATTCATTTTACGTCAAACAACGGCGATACGGCATTGAACAACTGCAATTATTTCAGCGGTGAAAATCGTGGTTCGTCTGCACATTATTTTGTCGGTGACGACGGAATATATCAATCTGTACCCGATAAATGGGCG